AGAGTTAGGCCAATTCTTTACATTTGAAGTGCCTGGTTTTAAGTTTATGCCACAATATAGGGCAAGACAATGGGACGGAAAAATTAGATTATTCTCATATCAGACAGGTCAAATCTATGTTGGCCTTTACCCATATATATTAAAATGGTGTGAAGATAATGATGTACATGTAGTTGATGGTACTAAAATTGAAGACACCAAGGTTGATGATGCAAAAGTAGATAAGTTTATTGAAGCATTAAAGATACCATTTAAAACCAGAGATTATCAAAAGGAGGCATTTACATATGCTGTTAGAAAAAATAGATGTTTATTACTATCACCCACCGCTAGTGGAAAATCTCTTATTGTCTATCTTCTTGTTAGGTTTAACATTCTTCGGTTAAAAGAACAAAAGAAAAAGATATTAATTATTGTACCAACTACTTCATTGGTAGAACAATTGTTTAAAGATTTTAAAGATTACGGTTGGTCACCTGAAAGAAATGTACATAGAATATATCAAGGACACGAAAAAGAAACAAATAAACCTGTAGTTATATCTACATGGCAATCAATCTATAACTTACCAAAGAAATGGTTTAAAGACTTTGGTATGGTTATTGGTGACGAAGCACACCTTTTTAAAGCAGTTTCACTTACTAAAATATTATCTAAATTAGAAAAATGCCCATACAGAATAGGATTAACTGGAACATTAGACGGTTCAAAAACACACAAATTAGTGCTAGAAGGACTTTTTGGAGCCGTAAACAAAGTCGTATCAACTGTAGAACTACAAGAGAAAAAACAGTTAGCCGATTTAAAAATATTTTGTCTGATACTGAAACATGGTAAGAGTGAGTGTAAATATGTAAATGGTATGAGTTACCAAGAAGAAATGGATTTTATTGTACAATCAGAAAAACGAAACAAGTATATTAGAAACTTGGCCGCTGGTTTACAAGGCAATTCATTAGTATTGTTTCAATATGTAGAGAAACACGGTAAAGATTTATATGAAAGTATAAAACAAAAGGCAACCGACAAACAAGTCTTTTATGTCTATGGTGGAGTAGAAACAGATGAAAGAGAAAAGATTAGAGAGATTACAGAAAAGTCCGATAACGCTATTATCGTTGCGTCTTACGGTACATTTTCTACTGGCATTAACATTCGTAACTTACATAATATTGTTTTTGCAAGTCCTTCAAAGTCTAGGATTAGAAACTTGCAATCTATTGGCCGTGGGTTGCGTTTAAAAGATAACAACAGCCATGCAACTTTATATGATATATCAGATGATTTAACTTATAATGAAAAAGAAAACTATACTCTAGCGCATTTTAGAGAAAGGATAAATATTTACAATGAAGAAGATTTTGATTATGAAATCCATAATGTGGAGTTAAACAATGCATCAACCGACGGATAATATAAAAATAATTAAGTTAATCAATGGTGATGATGTTGTATGTCATTTACCTGTAGGTGATAAACAACTTCCAGAAAATGGACCTTTACTTAGATTAGTAAAACCATTACATATTAAATATATTCCTCAAATTACACCTGAGGGTTTTAAAGATTTTATTGCTTTAACAAAATGGGCAGCTTATACGCCTGACCAAGTTATTACTATTCCAAAAGATAAGATTATGACGGTGACCAACGCAACACCAGAAATGACAAGAAGTTGGTTTAATATTTCTGAAAATTATAATTTAGAAACAATGAGAAAGGCCGCCCCCAATGAAAGAATAAAATGGCCAGATTCCGATAGTAAAAAAATAAATGAGATATTTGAAGATGAATATGATGATGAAGATGAACCAACATTACACTAGGTATTGGTACTCTTCTTTAAAGGCGGACACCGCTATTATATACACTTTGGCGACCTTGTCAAGCCTGGAACGAATACAATCCAGCATTGACAAAATTTAATTAATACTGTATAGTGAGGATATTATGAGTGCAAAAAAAGAACATTATGTAAATAACAAGGAATTTCTGGCGGCTATGACCGAATACAGAAAACTTGTATTAGAGGCAAAAGAAAAAGGCGTACAGAAACCACCTGTTACTGATTATATTGGTGAGTGTTTTCTAAAGATTGCCAATCACTTGTCTTATAGACCTAATTTTATTAACTACACATTTAGAGATGATATGATTTCTGATGGTATTGAGAATTGTCTTCAATACTTAGATAACTTCAATCCTGAAACATCAAACAATCCATTCGCATACTTTACACAGATTATCTACTATGCGTTTATTCGTAGAATTCAAAAAGAAAAGAAACAAATTACGATTAAACAAAGAATGATAGCTGAAGCAAATTATGATGATATGACATTACAACCAGGAGAAGATAGAGATTTCAAAAATCAGTTTACTGAATTCTTACAAAAGAATACTGTCGTTGATGAACCTGTGAAAAAAGAAAAGAAGAAAACTAAAAGGAAAAAATAAGTGAAGATTGCGTTATTAAACGACACACATTTTGGTGTGCGTAACGATAGTCCTGCATTTATGGAATACCAGAACAAGTTTTATAATGACTTGTTTTTTCCATATTTGATAGAGAATAATATCAAAACATTAATACATTTAGGTGATGTAGTTGATAGAAGAAAATTTATCAACCACAATACGGCTAATAATTTTCAGAAAGTATTTTGGAATAGATTAGATGAATTAAATATTGATACACATGTTATTATCGGTAACCACGACACTTATTATAAAAATACAAATGAAGTAAATGCTTTACAAAACTTACAATTAAATAAAAATTGTAAAGTATATTTAACGGCAACTGAAACAGAATTTGATGGTTGTAATATACTATTCTTACCTTGGATATGTGATGATAATTATGATGATAGTATTCATGCTATTGACCATTCAACATCAACTATTGCAATGGGTCATTTAGAAGTTAAAGGTTTTGAAATGCATAGTGGTGTTATTAATGACCATGGTTTAGAAAGCAAACAATTTACTAAATTTGAAAAAGTTTTATCTGGCCACTTTCATAAGAAATCAGATGATGGTCGTATCTATTATCTAGGTACACAATACGAAATGACATGGTCAGATTATAAGTGTCCAAAAGGATTTCATATCTTTGATACAGACACAAGAGAAATAGAAAGAGTTATTAATCCTGTGACAATGTTTGAAAAGATTATATACAATGATAAAGAAACAGATTATTTAACACTTGATATTGAAAAGTATAATAAGAAGCATGTTAAATTATTTGTATCTAATAAAACAAATGATGACATGTATAATATGTTTGTTGATAGACTATTTAACAAAATTAATCTACATGAATTAAATATTATTGAAGATAGTATTGATTTAAATACAACTGTACGAGATGATATATTAGAACAAGGTGAAGACACAATGACCTTTTTAGGTAATTATATTGACCAAATTGAAACAGATGTAGATAAACACAAATTAAAAGAGTTTGCAAAAGAATTATATGTTGAGGCTAGTGAATGATAGTATTTAAAAAGTTAAGATATAAAAACTTTTTATCTAGTGGTAATGTACCTATTGAGATTGAGTTAAACAAATCACAAACAACATTGATTGTAGGCACCAATGGTAGTGGTAAATCAACACTATTAGATGCTTTATGTTTTGTATTGTTCAATAAACCATTTAGAATTATTAAGAAAGAACAAATGGTCAACACCATCAATAACGGTGATTGTATAGTAGAAGTAGAGTTTGATGTTGGCACAAATCAATATAAGATTGTTAGAGGTATTAAACCAAATCTATTTGAGATTTATAAGAATGGTAATATCATTAATCAGGATGCCAGCAATATAGATTATCAAAAGTACCTAGAAACTAATATAATGAAACTAAACTATCGTTCATTTATTCAGGTGGTTTTATTAGGTTCTTCATCATATGAACCGTTTATGAAGATGAAACCAAGGTACAGACGAGAAGTTGTTGAAGAAATCTTAGACATAAGAGTTTTTGGCCTTATGGATTTGATTTTGCGTTCCCAGCAGTCAGACCTCCAAAAAAAGTTGGTGGAGGTGCGTCACCAATGCGACCTAATTAAGACTAAGTATGAAACTGAAGCAAAGTATCTAACTACTCTGGAAACCAAAGGAACAGACAACCAGAAGGTACAGCAGAATAAACTAGAAGAATATAACAAAAAATCACTAGAATTTGAAACAAAACTACAAGAATTAAATGAACAGATAGCAGTATCACAAAATCAACTATCTGGACAGGATAAAACTACAACCAAGTTAAGAGAATTACAAAAGATAGAAACAAAGATTGAAACTAATCTATCATCACACAAGAAGACATTAAGTTTCTTTAAAGATAACGATACATGTCCTACTTGTACACAACCGATTGACACACATTTTAAAGGTGAGAAATGCAAATCCGAAGAAAACACTATTTCGAAGTTAGAAACGGGGTTGTCCGAATTATTAGAAACAATCTCAAATCAGGAAGAAAAAGTAACGGCCTTTTCAAAAATTTCAAACAAGATAAACGACATAAATGTGGAGATAGCAAAGATTAATTCTTCACTTGAAAGTTTAAAATCTCATAGTGACCAGATACATTTAGAATTAAGACAATCACAAGGCACAGATAAAGATATTGAAAGCATTAAAAAGTCACTTGAAGATATGTCAGCTGAACTTGGTGTGGCAGATAGTCATTTAACAGATGTACAAGAAGAAAAA